GATCGTGATGATGATGATGACACAGATTCTCGTCGAGAAAATATGTTAAACCGTTTTGGCGATGAAGATGTGGATTCTAACGACGAAATTTATTTAGAAGATAAGGGTTTTGACATTTTTGAAGAAAATGGCTTCTTTGGTATTCGAGATATGTCTGGTGAAGTAATCGTTGAACCAAACTATACTTTTATTAGTGATATGATGTCAGGACATAACGGTATAGTTACCGCTAAAGATAAAAACGGTAATAAGACGAAAATTGATATCTATTCTTACATGGATAATTCAGATATGGATGATTCCGAAATGGAATTGGACGAATGGATTGCCGAGGCATTACAAGAAAACGTTAAAACTAAACTCATAAAGGAATACGAATTAATTATCGAACAATATGAGAATAAGTTGAAGGGGTTGGATAAAAAACATTCTCGTGAAATTAAACAAATGAATGAACAATTAACTGCTAATAAAAATGAAAGCAAATCATTGAAAGACCAGCAGTTGAAATATAATTCAGCTTTGAAAAAATCGAATCAATTGCTTGAGCAATTGGCGGTTCATAATACGAATCTTTTGCATATCACTAAACTTTTCACTGAACAAACTGTAAGCCGCGAAGAGAAAATTCAAATTGCGACACAATTTGATGGTGTAAAAACTGTCAACGAGTCTAAAATTTTGTTCGAAGCATTGAACCAAACTCTTCCAAAAAAATCGCTTTCTCAAAAAAAGACTGTGCAACAGTTGAAAGAAGAAATGGTTAGTAGCACTGCAAAAAAAGAAATTCTCAAAGAGGAAAAAACATTTAAAGACCCAGATTTTGAGCGTTTCAACAAATTGGTTGGTTACAAAATCTAAAACATACACAAAAATTAAATTTAAAAAAATAACACAATGAGTTTCGTAAATTCTGGTAAATTGGGTAATATCCAAACCAACCGCGAGCAATTGCTTCGCGAGGAAATTTTGGATCGTTACCAGCACGTTGGTGCTAAGAAAAATGACAAAGGTGGTTACGTCAACGAAGGTCAAAACTGGCTTCGTAATTTAGATGGTCACGTTCGCGATAACGTAGCACTCCTTTATGAAAACCAAGCAAAGTATTTCCGTACTACGCTTAACGAAGAAAGCAATTCAGGCTCTTCTGGTGGTTTTGAAGCACAGGCTTTCCCAATGATTCGCCGTATTTTTAGCCGCCTTTTGGCTAACGATATTGTTTCTGTACAAGCAATGACGCAACCAACGGGTGCATTATTCTTCTACTACCCAAATATCAGCGAGCGTATTGAAGACGTTGGTGCAGGTACTTCTTCACATGCACCATCAGTGGGTAAATTACCTTACTGTTTGATGTCTGGCGCTAACTGCCCAGATGTAACTTACGCTGGTTGCAAGTCTTTGTACGATCGCTTTTACAACGATTCTTTGTATGACCACTCTAAAGGTAGCTTCACTATCATCACAGCTTCTGGTACCCCAGTAAAATTGGATACTAATAGCTGTTGGACACCTACTAACACTTTGGTTGTAGCACAAGACGGTTCTATTCGTCAGGCTAAATTCGCAGTAAGTGGTTTCTTGGGTCGTACTTCACAGACTTTAAACAATTTCACTTCACGTATGTACCGTGGAAATGGCCTTGAAGTTGATACTGAAGAGTTTTTGGCTTCATTCACTGTAATGTATAATAAAGTTACACCTATTGTAGATCCTAATGGTAAAGTTATTTACAAACAAGGTGATACACTCCCATTCCGTTTTCCTGCACAAGCATACGGAAAAGGTCTTGTAGATATTTCTGACATCTGCGACCAAGATGGTACGTTGTATGTTGAGTTAGATTTCACACATCCTTTGGATTGCGCAACTTGTGATAGTTTTGACGGTTATATTGGTGCTGCAACGGGCACAACTATTGCACCTGCTGACTTAGCTTTCGCTTGGAGACGTTACGATACTTTAGAGAATGAAACTGAAATCGGAGAAGTAACTTTTGAAATTCGCAAAGTAACTGTTTCTGTTGAATCGCGCAAATTACGTGCTCGTTGGACACCAGAACTTGCAACTGACATTCAGGCATACCACAACATTGACGCAGAAGCAGAATTGACCGCTCTTCTTTCCGAGCAAATCGCTATGGAGATTGACCGTCAAGTATTGCGTGAACTGAAACGCGGTGCTGCTTGGAAACTTCGTTGGAATTATTTTGGTTGGAAAAGCACAGGTTCTCAGAAATACACTCAAAAAGAGTGGAATCAAACTCTGATTACCCGTATCAATCAGTTGTCTGCACAAATTCACAAATCTACTTTACGTGGAGGCGCAAATTTCGTAGTAGTTTCTTCCGAAGCAAGTGCAATTTTTGATGATTTGGATGCTTTCATCCCATCTAGCCACGACTTGGAAGATTACACATACAATCTCGGTATGAAGCAAATTGGTACAGTATCTGGTCGCTACAAAATTTATGTTGACCCTTATGCTCCTGCTGCGGATATCCTCATTGGACACAAAGGTACTTCTTTGTTAGACACTGGTTATATCTATGCTCCTTACCTCCCATTACAATTGACTCCTACCATCACGGATCCTAACACATTGACAATGGTAAAAGGTATTGCTACTCGCTATGCTACAAAACTTGTCAATAACAAGTTCTACGGTGTTATTAAAATTGATAATGTTGTTAGCTTTGATTCTTTAGAATTACGCTAGATTTTAAATTAGTATAATATAAAAGTGGTCTTAATCTATTTATAGGTTAAGGCCACTTTTTTTGGGTTGGACGGCGAATTATGCAATTATTTTTTAAATTCAAACGTATATTTAAAAGCGTTTGGAACTTTTACAACATCAACACTTTTCCACTTTCCATGATTTGCGTACCAAGTACAAATATCAAGTTGACTTTCAACAGTCAATTGATAATCGCAATCAATAGTTGTTTGAATAAAAAGTGACTTATCTTTGTTGTCAAATGTTTTTTTGTAAATTCCGTTTAAGAAATTTGCGTCAATTTTGTTGATTAAATCTGCTCGAATTGCCTCCAAGTTAGGTGCTGGAAAATCATCAGGTGTCCAAATTTTCATATATTTTTATTTTTTATATTTAAATATAAGGTATAATTTTATTTTCGCCGTCCAACCACATATTTATAAATTATGATAAATAAATTAAAAATAAAAATTTCGGAAAATAATTTTAATTTGCTGCAAGAAGCAAATGTAAATGCGCTTTTAGCAAATTACAATAAAAAAATAAAAGAATCAGGCATTGGTTACAACGGCGCTTTAACTCCATCAAATTTATTTAAAATTGTAGATTTAGTGCCAGAAGTTGATTACATTGATGAATTAGAAGATGATCCAATTATACAAGAAATACATTCTAATTATGTTAAAGCTATGAATCGTAATAAACCAGATTCAAGTTTAACAATACATAGATTTGTATATTATTTAATGCAACCTGATGTTTATTTATATGAATACTTGAACAGTTACATAATTGGACAATATGTGAACGGTTTTTTTAAAGTTTCACATTTTGCACCACAAAATATTTTTGATGGAATTAAAGCCATAAAAGAAATTATGACTTACGATAATATTATTTTTGCTGTAACAGAAGAATTACAAGTAATGTTGAAAAGATTAGGTGGTTTTACGCATCATAAATTAAATTTTCCAATGATTTTTAAAGATATGATTGTAAATAAACATATTGTGGTAACTAAACCAGAAGTGATATCTAAATTTCTGCAAACAAAAAATCCAGAAGAATTATTGAGTTTACAATATTCTGATATAGAAGATTAGAATTTTTAATTATTAAAAAAATATAAAATGGCAAATCAAAGATTTTTTGGGATAAAATTCCCATTTCAAACTAGCACCGATGGTTTTTTTTTCGATTTAACAAAAACGACTAAGGATTCTGTTAGATCAAACTTAATCCACTTGTTGTTAACAAATAAAGGTAATAGGCTATATAAACCAAATTTTGGTTGTAATATTACACAATATTTGTTTGACCCAGTTGACGAGCAAACATCTGAAAACATAAAGTCCGAAATAATTGACGCAGTACAAACAAATATGCAAGGTATAGACATAAATTCGGTAAATGTTGTAAAAGAAGAAAAAACAATAACTTTACAAGTGAATTATAGTTTTAATGATGGCGTTTTTTCGTATAAAGATATAATCGAATTAAATTTTTAAAAAATGAAAATTATTATAAATGAAACTCAATTAAATTTTCTAAAAGAATCTTTTTCTAAAGAATATTTTTCTTTAAAATCTTTGCTTAATTCTGCTCCAAAAGAGTTAAAAGATAGGTTTTTCGTAGGTTGGAATATAAAGCAACGCGCAGATTTCCACCCAGAAGGCAACACTTTGAAGCACATGATGATTGTTACAAAACGTGCTTTTTCGTTATATCCGAACGATATTAATTTAATTTTAGCTGCATTTTTTCACGATATTGGAAAAGATGTCACCTATGCTATTAATCCAAAAACTAATCAACCAACTGCTTTTGGACATGAAAAAGTTTCAGGTGAATTAGTTAAAAAATATAGCGATTGGGTTACCTCAGTTGGAGGCAACCCCGACGTTGTAAAAAATATTGTAGATAATCACATGAGAATTAAAACGATGGATGTGATGACTCCAAAAAAAGTTGCAGAACTTGAAAATAACCCTAACTTTTCAGACATAGTAAAATTTAATTTTATAGATAAAGGTGGGATGGAAATGTTGGACGGCGGAAATTAATAAAATTGTTGCATTGATTTCTTTGGTAGGGTTGGACGGCGAAAATGCAGTTTATTTAAAAAGGAAAATAATTAACACTGGATTAGATAACGAATCAATTGTTTTATTTTTAAAAGATGTTTTAAATGTTGGCAGTAAATTAATAAAAGCATTTGTAGATTTTTACCCATCCGTAAATGGAACAGATGTTGAAAAAACATATAATTTACACGGTAAAGAGTTAGGTAAAAAAATAGCAGAATTAGAGCAAGACAATTTTAATAAACTTTTAAACTAACGTGTAAATGAAAACTATATTTATATCAGAAAGCACTCTCAATGAAATATTAAAAATAGTTAATGCAAATGATGACAGCAGTGCTTCATCTAATGTTTTTTTTGGTAAAAGATTTGTAAAAAAAGTTGCCCAAAAAGGCGAAATATCCGAAGGTGAATTTTTGCAATATAAGGCAATGGAACAATTTCCAGAATTTTTTCCTAAAACAATGGTTAAAAAACTAAAAGATGGTACTATTGTTATTTTACAAGAACGATTGGACACTACTAAGATAATATCTATTTACGATAAGTTAGATTACATATTAAGTACAAAATTTCACACAGATCTTAGAATGTTTCTGCAATCAATTGCTGGTAAAAAAATATCGCAAGATGAAATATATGAAACTATCAATTTTTTTAAAAAAAATTACGACGAATATTATGATTCTTACGAATATCTTATACAATTTATAAAAATTGCGCAAAAAGTCGGAGATATTATCTCATCAAATTCTGCTTTTGGTGTTGCAGATTTACATTCAGGTAACTTTGGAGTAAATTCTAATTGGCAAATAAAATGTTTTGATTTTCAAAATCCGATTGTAAAATACAATAAACACGCAGAAATAACACCAAAAATTGGTGAATCTAAAAGTCAAAAAACGATTGCAGTATTAAAAAATAAAATTTATAATAAACATTTGCTTTTAACTTTAGACCAACTAATGTACTTATTCCAACTTAAATTCGGTTGCCATTTTATCAACAACATGTCTTTTTTTGGTCAAGAATTTATTCGTCTTACAACTCAAGGCAAGCATTTTGTTGAATTAATAAATAAATATATTCACGCACTTACTTATGTTAATCCAGCTATAACTGATAGCGAATTTTTATCTGTTTTAGATTATTGTAAACAAGTGATAAATGTTTATTTTCCATCGAATAGTAAAATTTCAAAAAAACAATTTATTTATTTTATTGAAAATTATTATGACAAAACATTTGAAACTAAATATAAAATTGGTTACGATAAAGATTTGTTAGGTGGAATATCACAAAAAAAAGATTTAACATTGTTAGATGAATTTTTTGATAAATTATCAGAAACAGGATTACCGATAACGGACAATTAATTATATTATATGAAAATTGAAGCATTATTTATTTCAGACATTCATCTTGGTAGCAGAGGTTGTAATTCAAATAAACTTTTAGAAGTTTTAAAAAAGTACGATCCAGAATATTTGTTTATAGTGGGCGATTTTATAGACGGGTGGTTATTGAAATCAAGGCATTATTGGACACAGGAATATACGAACATAATAAAAAAAATACTTTCATATTCCAAAAAAGGCACAAAAGTAATCTATATCACTGGTAATCACGATGAATTTTTAAGAGAATATTCTGAAATCAATTTTGACGAAAATATATTGATATGCGATGAATATATTTGGAAAGATTATTTTGTGGTTCATGGCGATTTATATGATGGAGTGATGAATATGAAGTGGCTCGCACATTTAGGTTCTTTAGGATATGAAATTGCGATAGTGATAGATAGATTTGTGAAAAAATTAGGTTATAAAAAATCTATTAGTAAATGGTTAAAAGATAATGTTAAGGAAGCGATTAAATTTATAACAGTTTTTGAAGAAGAAATTGCCAATCAAGCGATTAAAAGAAATTGTGTTGGAGTTATATGTGGCCACATCCACAAACCAGAAAATAAACAAATAAACAACATCCACTATTTAAATTGTGGAGATTTCATTGAAAACAATAGTTACATCGTATATGATCAAGGACAATTTAACCATTATTATTCCGTGTAAAAACGAAGAGAATTATATTATAAACACTTTAAAATCTATTGAAAAACAAGTTGATATTTTTGGTACTAAAGTGTTAATTGCAGATGCTGCTTCTACTGATTCAACTTTAGAATTAGTGGATGGTTATAAAAAACATAGTGTTTTAGACATTGAGGTGGTGGACGGCGGAAACGTAGCTTTTGGTCGAAATTCCGCTGCAAAAATAGCAACAACTAAATATCTTTTGTTTTTAGACGCGGATAGCATAATTGAATCAGACGAAACCATAAAAAAGTGTTTGTTTGAAATGTCAAATTATGATATAATTGGCTGTAAGATAAAGTGTTCAGTAAAAGATATTAAAGCAGAATTAATGTTTTCACTTTTTAATTTTGTGCAGCCACTCATACCTGAAACTTTTTGTTGCGGAATGTTTATGTTTGTTAAAACAAATATTTTTAAAGAAATAGGTGGATTTGATGAAACATTGCATCAATCCGAGGATTATTTTTTTTCAAAACAGATAGCTAAAGATAAATTTAAAGTGATATCTGAATATGTTTTCCAAGATAACAGAAGATTTAAAAAAATTGGTTATTGGTTTATGGTAAAGCTGTTGATAACTAATTATATTAATAAAAATAATATTAACTATTTTAGGAGAGATATAAATTATTGGAAATAATTTTTTATCACGTAATATTTTTGTTAACACTATTTATAAAAAAAGAAACTAATGAAAAAAATATCACTCCATTACGGTATCAAGGTTTTTGATCCAACTTATTATGGGCCAGACAATGATTTGAAAGGTTGTGAAAATGACATTTTATATCTTGCGCAAATAGCTAAAGAGAAAGGTTATGAAACAAACACTTTTTTATCAAAGGAAGCAACATACGACACCTATGTAAAGTTTTTAACCAAAATGGGTGATGAGTTAGAATCAGGCGACGTATTTTTATTTACAGTTTCTTGCCACGGTACATACGAAATTTATAATGAAAATGGGCAAGAAAAGCGTAAAACAGCACTGTGTTTACATGATAGAATTGTGTGGGATTACGAAACACGCGATTTATTGCGCCGATTTAAAGAAGGTGTTACTGTTGTGTGGATTGCAGATTGCTGCCACGCTCGTGATAATTTTAAATCTTTGGGATTACCACAACAAGGCTTACCTAAATTTTTAGAAATTGAAGATATGCCTAAATGTACTGAATTGAAAAAAGAATTGGAATTACATAAAAATGACATTGAAAATGAAGACGATTTAAAATGTAATATTATTGCATATTCGTCTTCAACTGAGTTTCAAGTGTCTTATGATATGCAGTCTTTTATAGACAATAGACCTATGGGACTTTTTACTGCAAGTTTAGAAAAAGTTTTTACCAATAAACCCGAATTGAAATCTCAAAATTATTATCAAATTTTTAAGAAAATTTCAGAACAAGTTGCAAAATCTGGCTACCCTCAAACACCTAAATTGCAAGTTGTAAACGGACATAAAGATAAAATAACGTATCGAGAATTTTTACTTTGATTGCAAAAACCGAAAGAATTTAAAAATTCTTTCGGTTTTTTTTATAAAATTAAAATTCAAATTTTAGTTCGTTTTTGTCCACTGGTGTACAAATTAACGTTTTAAAGTGAGCTTTCATTCCACCCCAAGAATGAGTGTTTTCATAATATCTATTACCATCGTTAACAATTTGGAATACCATTGGAAATGGCACCTTTATTCCATCATCTACCATATACACTAAGTAATCACCGTATTTCGGATTTATATTTTTATATTTTAATTCAGCTATTAAAACATGTACTAATAAATTTCCTAGTTCGTTTATTCTAAGTGTGTTATCGTCATTGTAAGCCTTGTTTGTAGGTTCCAACATCTCCACTGTGCCAAATAATTCAACAGGCTCATCTAACGTTATTTCGCTATTTAAATTTTCATGGTATAAATCGTCAATATTTGATTCAAGTATGTTGACGCTATATAAATAAACTTTTTGATTTAAATCCGAGAGATATTCGTAAGCCAACATGACTTCAAAATCATATTCGTTTTCACTAAAAAATTTATTCATCCTATCATTGATTAATTGTTCCATATTGCTTACCTTTACATCAAATAAATACACTTATGCAAGAATTATTAGAAACCTATTTTGGTAACAATCCTTTTATTTTACATCTGAAAAAAAAGAACACTTTATTGAATAAGTTTGAAGAAGAATATCTTAACAGAAATTTTAGATATTGTGGTTATTCTTTTGTAAATATAAGTTTGGAGGTTGGACGGCGAAATAACGAATATTTGAATTCTCAATTTGGAACCCAAAAAGAATTTGATAAAATATTTGTTGATTTTATTTACGGTGAAACATCTGAAATCTATCACTTTGGATATAAAAAAAATAATTTTTTTGTATATAAAAATGACTGTGAAGATCCGTTTAAAAAAGAAATATCTTTAGTACCATTTGATAGTGAAAAATATAGCGGTAAAAACAATACTTTAAATAGATCAATATTGCCACACCAAATTGAAGGTATAAAATTTATGAAATTGCGTAATCCAGCGTTTAATTGGGATGATATGGGTTTAGGTAAAACAACCCAAGCAATTGTTACCGCACTAGATTGTGGATATAAAAATGTGCTTGTGGTTACATTGGCTAGTTTGAAACTAAATTGGCGGAGAGAGATAAATATCTTTAACGAAGATGCTAAAATTGTTTCTGGTTCAATTTTTGACGAAACCCCATCTAAATTTACTATTATAAATTATGAAATTTTAAAAAATTTTATAACAGTTAAAAAAACAAAAAACGGAAAAAATTCTAATAAATTATTGGAACAAAAATTTGATTGTATAATTTTAGATGAAATACATAGGGCAAGAAACCCAACAAGTATTCAATCTAATTGTATAAAATTGCTTTGTAGTCAAACAAATATTAAAAAAATAATTGGATTATCTGGAACACCATTTGAACGAAATATTGATTTTTATAATATTTGTAGATCAATTAATCAAAATATAACTGATGTCGTATTAGTTGATGCTTGGTTTAAAGATATCGCTGAAAAATATAAAGAATATGCTTTAACATATTGTAACGCATACGAACAAGTTATCGACACACCTAAGAGTAAATACAATAAAGAGCAAATTTTAAACCAATTACCAGATGTAATTAAAAAACATCCTAGGGTAAAAACTCTACTAAATATTATAGATCAAAATGGTTATAAGGGAAAGATATGGCAAATTAACAATAAAGCCATAACTGGTTTAAACACACAAGAATGCGATGCAATTGTTCGGGCTGGGTATGAAGATAAAAGAAAAAAAGTGCTTGTATTGGGTAAAAAAATTGGTGACAAAAAAATAGAAAATATTAATAGTGAAGAGTTAAACCAACGGATAAAGCACACACAAATAATTCGAAAAAAACAAGACGTACTTGATTCGTTTCCAACAAAATTTGTGTTTCCACTTTATTACGAACTCTCACCTAAAGAAAAAATCAAATACCGTGATCTATGGGCAGAATATTTGGCAGAACAACCAGAAGCAATTGAAAAGCAAGATGACATGCAAATAATAAGTCAATCAATTAAGATGCGCGAATTTTTTGCAAAAATGAAAGTTACACACACAACAAATTTCGTTGAAAATAAAATTGCAGATGGTTTAAAAGTAATAGTTTTTACACATTTTAAAGAAGAATATGATATGTTTACAGAGCATTTTGGTGACCAATGTGTTGGAATTAATGCTTCAATGACTGCTCAAAAAAAGCAAGACTTAATTGATAAGTTTCAAAACAATGAAAATGTTAAAGTCATTATAGGTAACATTAAAACACTTGGAACTGGGCATAATTTAACTAAAGGTGATATTGCAATTATCAACAGCCCTGATTGGAATAGCGGTGAACACGAACAAGCGGAAGGGCGCAGTTGGCGTATTGGTAGAACTGAAGATGTAATAGTATATTATTGTTTATTTGAAGGCACACACGAAGAAGAAGTTTATCTACGATCTACCCAAAAACAAGAGAACAAAAATATAATAATGAAAAGTTAATCTTTTGGATTAAATTTATCTAAAAAATTATGAATTAATTTAAGTTGTTTTTCTGGTGGTTGTTCCGAATAATCTGTTTCTTTTTTAAATTTATTTAACTCGTTGTCAACGTCTAAAGCCCCCCAATCTTTAATAAATTTATTTATTTTAGATTGGACTTTAGGTGTTGCTTCTTTGAGAATTTTTGTTATATCTGGTATATTATTAAGTTCAGCCAATATTTCGCCGTCCAACCTAGACTCCCTAATTGCAGATTTAGCATTACGGATTTTATCTTCATAGTTAGACATCCACTTATCAATAATTAAAAATAATTTTTCAGCATAATCTTTATCACCCTCATACACTATATCATCAAGCCATTTTTTTGCTTTCTTAAATTTAGACTGCAATTCTCTGTTTTTACTGCTAACAAAAACCCGACTTTCATTAAGATCATATTCTGAGTTTGGGATGCAATTTGGTACCTCAAATCCATTTTTTATCATTTTACCTAATTCTTTGGATGATTTCCAACAAGATTTCTTCATAATGTTTATTGTTATATTTATTATAAATATATTCAAATTATGGCAGCTTGCAATGAAAGTGAAGATAAATTATGTTTGATAGAAGATGTTAAACATTTGTTAGGTGGAGGTATTAGAAAAATTGAAATTACAGATGAAGCATTTTGTACTCTATTAAAGCTATCAACTGAAGAATTGACCTTACACCTACAAAAACATTTAATAAGCGAACGTTGGGCTAATTTAGTGGGTAAACCAGCTAGTCTAACAGATATCTGTGTTGGTTTGACTACTAGAAGTTTAGATTATGAATATGATTTCACAATAGCTTATTCCAAACAAGTAGGTTTACAAAGTAGAGGAAACTTTGAATTAAAAAAAGACTATATCGACGTAATTGAAGGTATTCAAACGTATGAAATACCTGCTGGCAGATTAATTAATAAAGTTTTATGGGAAACGCCGTCAGACATAGATCAAGCGGTTGCTCAATCTCTTGCATACCAAAATGCTTTTGGAGCCATAGGTGGTTTTGGGGATAGCACATATTTTAATGGTTACGGTAACGGGGCATTTTTTAATAGTGCTTACTATATTGCACCAGCTTATGATGTAATGTTACGTGCAATGGACGTGGGATTAAAAAATAGGATTAGACAATCCGATTTAACTTATTCAATAACTGCTGGCCCAAATGGGACTAAATTATTACATTTATATTCTATACCAAATAAAGGCAACACTATTGGTGCAAGAAGACAAAGTTTTAAATGTAAGGTGTGGTACCATTACTATGATACACTCGACATGGACGCAGAAACTAAAAATAAATGTATCCAAGAGTGTAATGATGCTATAAAATACCCAAGTGAGGTACCATTAAATAAATTAGATTTTTGTGATTTAAACGATATGTCTAAAATATGGGTTAGAAAGTACTTGTCTGCTCTCGCAAAAGAAACATTGGGTAGAGTTAGGGGAAAATTTAGTGGCACATTAAAGATTCCAAACGCTGAAATAAGCATGGATAATGAAACGCTTTTAGCAGAGGCTAAAGAAGAAAAAGCAGCTTTAGTTTTAGAATTATCAGATTGGTTATTAGAATTACGTTCGGATAAATTACTCGAAAGAAGAGCTAACGAAGCAACTAGTTTAAACACAACTTTAAAATTTATACCGAATGGTATTTGGGCAATTTAATAGATATGAAAATAATTTTAACTGAAAATCAATATAGTTTTTTAACAGAAGCCTTAAAGCCGTCAGAGTTTAGAAAATTCATGTCCATAGGCAGAGAATTGGCGTTAACGCGAATAGGTGAGATTTGGAGT